GTAGTGTAATGGGCTGGGCGTTTGAACATTTCTCAGGTAAATAATATGGCAAAGAAAGCTCCTGTATTAGCAGTAGGTAGAGGTGAGAAGCTCCCCGTCTCTAAGGGTGCAGGTCTTACAGCCAAAGGTCGTGCAAAGTATAATGCGGCTACTGGCTCTAATTTAAAAGCACCAGCACCAAACCCTAAAACCAAAAAAGATGCGGGAAGACGTAAGTCTTTCTGTGCACGTATGAGTGGTATGCCAGGTCCTATGAAAGATGAGAATGGTAAACCTACACGTAAAGCAGCATCTCTAAAACGGTGGAACTGCGGTGCCTAGTACAAGTAAGAAACAACGTAATTTCATGGCTGCCGCCGCTCACAACCCAAGCTTTGCAAAGAAAGCGGGTATATCAGTAAGTGTAGCTAAAGAATTTAATCAAGCCGATAAAGGCAAAAAATTTAAAGAAGGTGGTAATGTGGCTAATTTAAAAAAGTTATTTAAAGGTAAAGACACTTATAGCGAAGAGCTTAAAGAAGGCAAAGCTATTAAGTCTGGTAAACTCACTCCTCAGCAATATGCTAAAGGCGAGAAGATGGAAGACTCTAAAAAGATGAAAGATGGCGGTAAGTGCATGGCTAAAGGCGGTGTTACTCGTGGTGATGGTTGTGTAACTAAAGGTCATACAAAGGGTAAGATGATGGCTATGGGTGGCTCTTGCTATGCTAAAGGCGGTGTTACTCGTGCAGACGGTGTAGCAACTAAAGGTCACACTAAAGGTAAAATGGTCTAGGGGATTGTCATGGCAAAAGTAAAACGCTTTGGTCAAGGTGGTAGCAGTTCAGACCCTAAACGCTATATTAAGCGTGGCCCTAATGGCGCACAACCTGCGTCAAAACCGCCTGTATATCAAAAAGAAGTAGCTATTAGAAAAACAAGTGAAGTGGCATCTCCTAATAGTAAAGGCGTATCTAGTTCAGCTAAGTCTACGAGTATTCGCCCTAAAGTATATGAAGGTGAATTAAACGGTGGTGAACTAGCAAAAAGAACTAAATCAGCTGGTAGTATTGGTAGAGATGCGATTGAAGGTGAACGCGTAGTTTCTAATAGAGGGCCTAGTTCAGCTAGTTCTACTAGCGGTAAAAATGTATCTTCGCCATCATCTTCATCTTCATCAAGCCGTGCAGTATCACCTAAAGTATACGAAGGTGAAGTATCTGGTTCAGTACCTAAAAGTGCATCAGGTAAATCGTCTGGTAACGTGTATGAAGGTGAACGTGTATCTAAGCCTATTGCTAGAGCAGGGAGTGCATCTGAAGGTGCAGCAAGTAGATTGTCAAATGCTGTATCTAAAGGATTATCTTCAGCTACTAGTGGGTCTAGAGCTTTAAGTGCATTGAGTAAAGCTGCCCCTATTGTAGGTCGTGGAGCAGCTGGATTGGCTGCCGCCCCTGTACAAATTGCTGCTGGGGCTTTAATGCCCAGTGATTTAGAGAAAGATGAAACACCCTATAAAGGGTCTAAAGATTCTTACACAGCTACAAGCGCAAAAGATAGAGCTGCTGAGTTAATGGGTCAACCTAAATCAAAAGCACCAACACCTGATGTAGAAATTAAAGCGTCTGTATCAAAAACACCAGCAGCAAGCAAACCTGCTTTAAAATCGGGTATTAGTAAACCTAAAGGTCCTACTGAAGGTGACCGTGCTAGAGCGGCGTTAAAAGAGTTTAGAGATTGGAATGCTTCTCGTGCGCCGTTAGATTCAGACGCTACTACAGCAGAAGACATGAATACTCAAGGTAAGCTTGATGCTGTTGAAAATGTAGAAGGCATGAAAAAAGGCGGCATGACTAAACGTCCACCTAAACCTGCTAAGAAAGTACCGGCTAGAAAGTTTGCATCAGGTGGCAATGTATCACGTACATCGGCTTCTAAACGTGGTGATGGTTGTGCAACTAAAGGGCATACAAAGGGTAAATACCTATGAGATTCTCTCGCGGAATGGGGTGCATTAACCCTAAAAAAGTACCTGGACGAAAAGGTAAAAAATAATGACAACATCGGGTACGGCAAACTTTAACCTTGATTTAGGTGACCTCGTAGAGGAGGCGTTTGAGCGCTGTGGGCAAGAGCTTCGCAGCGGTTATGATATGCGCACAGCTAGACGTTCTCTAAACCTTCTAACCATAGAATGGGCAAATCGTGGTATTAATTTATGGACGATTGAGGAAGGCACAATCGCACTTGTACAAGGTCAAATTGAGTATCCGTTACCCGATGACACTATTGATTTACTTGACCATGTAGTACGTACGGGCACAGGGCAAAACCAAGTTGATATTAATATTAACCGTATTTCGGGGTCGACTTACTCTACGATTCCTAATAAGAACGCGCAGGGCAGACCAATCCAAGTATGGATAAATCGTCAAACTGGTGCAACATACCCAACTACTGAAGTTACTGATAGCAGAAAACCTCAGATTAATGTATGGCCAACACCCGACCAAAACTCATACTATACATTTGTTTACTGGCGCTTACGCAGATTAGAGAATGCTGGAAATGCAGTAAACACACAAGATATCCCGTTCCGTTTATTGAATGCGATGGTAGCAGGGTTAGCTTTTTATCTTAGTATGAAACTACCTGGTGTAGACCCTAATCGTATTCAAATGCTTAAAGCAGACTATGAACAGCAACTTGACCTAGCTATGTCAGAAGATAGAGAGAAGGCGAGTAATCGCTTTGTTCCTCGGATTATGCACGTTTAGTTATGTGATTGATGTGGACAATAGTGTGACTGATGTGGTAAAGTATCCCTTTCTAAATATAGGAGGGGTTATGGCAAATCAATATAAAGATAGTAGATTAGCGTCATTCACTGTTGGTAGCATTAGTGGTGTATACATGATTACAGATACGGTTACTAATAGAACATATATAGGTAGTTCTACAAACGTTAGAAATAGACTAGGACAACACTTAGGTAAGATACATAATGAGGATGTTACAACAACCTATGCTAATTTTATTAATACTTATAAAAAACACGGTGTGTCAGCATTTGATATAAAAGTGCTAATCATCTGTGATAAAGAGAATTTAAAGTTTTATGAAGCTAGTTGTATAGGTGCATTAAATCCTACAGAAAATACAATGAAGCGAAATGATGGTAGAATTGCATTTACTGACGAAGAGCGTAAAAAGAAAGCTGAACGCACTAAAGCATTATGGGCAAACCCAAGCTATAGAGAAAAGTCTATAAATGCTCGAAAAGGTAATGCCTATAACAAAGGGTATAAATGTACACCTGAGCAAATTGAAAATAGAAAACGCGCAGGGCGAATTTCAAATATAAAAAGAAATTACGGGGATACTTGGAAAGTGGAATACGCGCGTAGATATCCAGAATTTGTAGGAGACCTAGATGTCTGTTAAATACTCTTCAGGGAAGTGGAGTCATGCGTTTTGCGATAGGTGCTCTCAAAGGTTTCAGTTAAAAGACCTTAAGAAATTAACGATTAAGACTAAAGTAACTAACATACTTGTCTGTAAGAGTTGTTGGGACCCTGACCACCCACAGTTACTACTTGGCTTATATCCAGTTTATGACCCACAGGCATTGCGTAACCCGCGTCCTGACACAAGTTATTACCAAGCAGGTTTAAATGGGTTACAATTAACTTTAACGGATAACGGCGTACCGACAGACGGAAGTCGTGTATTTCAGTGGGGTTGGGCACCAGTTGGTGGCTCTTCACAATTTGATGCCGTACTTACACCTAATTACCTTGTTGCCATCGCGTCTGTTGGCACTGTTACAATCACAACTTAGAGAACTACCATGACAGGCAAAATTAAAACAGAACCTACCCCAAAAGTAGCAGGTTATCCACAGACAGGCATTAAAACGTCTGGTATTAAAACTCGTGGTAATGGTGCAGCTACGAAAGGGAAAATTGCACGCGGACCGATGGCCTAAGATATGACTTACGCAGAACTGGCAGCAGCAATTCAAGACTATGTAGAGAACACGTTCTCTACTGCGCAAGTTGACCTCTTTATTCAAGAGGCGGAGCAACGTATCTACAACAGCATACAGCTTCCAGATTTGCGTAAAAACGTCACGGGTGTTATTACTGAAGACAATAAATACTTACAATGCCCAGGCGACTTTTTATCTGCCTACTCTATAGCTATTTACGACCCTTTAGCGGATAACCCTGAGTACACATATCTATTAAATAAAGACGTTAACTTCATTCGTGAAGCCTACCCAAGTCCTACCGATACGGGAACACCTAAGTATTATGCTATTTTTGGACCTCAATCTAATAACATTGATGAGTTAACATTTATCTTAGGGCCTACACCTGACCAAGATTACGGTACAGAGCTTCATTACTTTTACTACCCGCCTTCTATTACAAGTGAAGAATCTGGTGGCATAACATGGCTTGGTGATAACTTTGACTCGGCGTTGCTATATGGCTCTATATTAGAAGCGTATAGCTATCTTAAAGGTGAACCAGAGATTATGGCTAATTATCGCCAACGCTACGAAGAAGCAATGACCCTACTCAATACACTTGCTACAGGTAAAGATAGAGGTGATGCATACCGTAACGGCCAAGCAAGGATTCCTGTCAGATGATAGTACAAGGCCAAACAACCAGCTTTAAAAAAGAGCTTTACGAGGCTATCCATAACTTTGAGACAGATACATTTAAGATTGCTTTGTACACAGCTAACGCTACGCTTAATCAAGATACCACAGCTTATACTGCTACAGATGAGATTTCAGGTACTGGGTATACAGCAGGCGGAAAAGAGTTACAAAATGCTACAGTGAGTTCAGCGAGCGGCGTTGCTTATATTAGTTTTGATAATATCTCGTGGACTTCAGCAAGTTTCACAACGCGAGGCGCGTTGATATATAATAGCTCTCAAGATGATGCGTCTGTTGCTGTATTAGATTTTGGTAGTGATAAGGTAACGACCTCAACTTTTACAATAACTTTTCCGGCGAACACAAGCACTTCAGCTATTATTCGCTCATCCAATTAGGTACTAAATATGTATATAGAATCAGTAAATGCAACAGGACGATATGAAGTAAAGTGCCTTGATGCTAATGGAAATTTAAAATGGGAAGATGAGATTGCTAATCTTGTTGTGACTGTAGGTAAAGCTAACCTATTAAATGTATACCTTGCTTCAAGTACTCAGACAACTACATGGTATTTAGGGCTTATAGACGGTGCTACTTCACCGACTTATTTAGATGCTAATACTATGTCGTCTCATGCGGGATGGACTGAAAGTACTGCTTACTCTAACGTCACTAGACCTCAAGCAACATTTGGTACGCCTACTTCTACTAGTTCTATTTCTAGCTCGCAAACTACATTTAACATTGACGCTACAGCTACTATTGCAGGGGCATTTTTAGTTAACAATAGCACTAAAGGTGGTACTACTGGAACTCTATACTCAGCAGGGAGTTTTGCTGTATCCCGTGCAGTTATTTCAGGCGATTCACTGCTTGTAACTTATACAGCATCAGTGTAGGAAACTCTTGTGGCTGGCGGTTGGGGTAGCGGAGGTTGGGGGGTATCAGCATGGAGTGGTTCTGGCTATGAAGAGTCTATTACGGAAGCTGTTACAGCAACGGATACTTCAACTGCAATATTAAACGCTCTAGTAAGTTTAACTGAGACTGTATCAGCAACTGAATCTCAAATAGGAGTTGTATCGTTAAGCTCATCTATTACTGAATCAGTAACCGCATCTGATAGTCAAACAGCTACCATAGTAATAGCTACTACTTTATTAGAATCTATAACTGCTTTGGATTCCGTATCTGGAGTTACTACGTACCTTTCAAATGTTATTGAATCTGTAAGCGCAGTAGATGCAGTTAGTGTACAAGGTACGTACGCTAGTAATATAAATGAATCGGTAGTAGCAACAAGTTCGGTAACTTCACGGTTTTTATGGGAGCTTATAGATGATACACAGGTTGCTAACTGGGGACCGATTACTACAACACAAGACCCAAACTGGACACCCATTAATACATTAGGTTAATAAAATGACAACAGCTTATACATCACTTTTAGGTCTAGCTCTACCCGTTACAGGGGAGCTTACTGGTACTTGGGGGGATACGGTTAATGATAGTATTACCTCTCTTCTAGATACGGCTGTTGCCGGTTCAGCTACAGCTTCTGTTGCTTCTGGAGATTGGACGCTTACTACAACTGATGGGGCGGCTAACCAAGCGCGAGCGGCTATCCTTATTCCTACAGGCTCGCCCGGTGTATCACGTAATATTATTGCACCGAGTAAAAGCAAAGCATACATTGTAGTTAATCAATCTAATGCGGCTGTAGTTATTAAAGGCGCGGCAACTACAGGTGTAACAATTGCTTCTGGTAAAACAACGTTAGTAGCTTGGAATAGCTCAGACTTTGTTGAGATTACCCCAGCTGTTGCAACTAATTTAGCTCCAGCCAGTACAGCAGGGTATGTATATACCTCTAATGGTGGAAGTACGCCTCCTAGCTTTCAATCACTGTCAGTAACTGGTTATCTGCCAACCTCTGGCGGCACAATGACGGGCGCAATTACGTTTTCGGCTGGTCAAACCGTTGATGGTACGAACGGAATAGGTTATATCAATATCCCTCAAAACAGCCAATCAGCGGCGTACACGCTTGTTGCTGCGGATGCAGGTAAACATATTTTTCACCCAAGCACTGACGCTAATGCACGGACTTTTACTATCCCAGCTAATAGCTCAGTAGCATACCCAATTGGCACAGCAATTTCGTTTGTTAATATGACATCTCAAGTGGTCAGTATTGCAATCACAATTGACACAATGTATTTAGCGGGCACAGGTACAACAGGCACACGTTCATTGGCTCAGTATGGTACAGCGACAGCGTTAAAATTAACATCAACTACTTGGATTATTTCTGGTGCGGGGTTGACCTAATGAGTGGGATTCAACAAGCGGTAATGCGTGATTTTCGGTCTTATGGTGGTCTACCAATGCCAATAGGTACAGCATACGGAGGAGGGTATTTTGCAGGTCAAATTAACGTATCTGGAACTAAATATAATTTAGTTGTTGCACCTAAAGCATCTGGTGAAACTTCAGGTCTTACTTATGGGGTTTACGGTGTTACAACTGGAGCAACTTCAGTAATAAATGGGCCAGCAAATTCTGCAAATTTGGCCGCTCGTGGAGGCAGTTATCAAGCTGCGCAATTTTGTGAAAGTTTGACAATAGGTGGATACAGCGATTGGTATTTACCAGCTAAAAATGAACTTGAAGTTTTATACTATTATTTAAAACCTAACACAACAAATAATGACACTTCTTCTGGTTCAAATGCTAACGCGGTATCGCCAGAGCCTGTTAGTACAAATTATACTTTAAGCGACCCTGCACAAACCATTGCAGGCATCGGGTTTAGAACGGGTGAAACAAATGCTTTTGGAAATGTTATATATTGGTCGTCTACAGAAGCAAGTGCTGATGGCGCATTTTACCAATCATTTAATAATGGAGGCCAATCTGGTGCTGGTAAAGAAGAATTAAGATATGCTAGAGCCGTTAGACGTGTTGCTGCATAAAAAGGATAACTTAAAATGTATATACAAATAACAAATATTGACGCAAACACAGGTATTCTTTGTACAGAAGAACCAATGCGAACAGGTCCAATTTTACCCAACGTAAAAGGTTTTAATTTCATTTTTGCTAAAGAATCGGCTTACCCTATTGATACAAACGCTGACGGCTCGTATGCTGAGATGCCGCTATACTATGGTACTTGCGATGACGATGCAGACACTGCTTTAGTCGGTGTGGTCAAATTGCTTTCAAAAGTTGAGTTTAATACAGATAAAGAAGCAGAACATCAAGCTAGAAAACCTTACCCTTCGTGGGTGGGCGACATTAATACAATGTCATGGCAATCACCTGTACCTTATCCACAAGATGGTAAATACTATTACTGGGACGAGCCTTCTGTATCTTGGAAAGAGCAAACACCTGTGGTACAGCTTCCATGAAAACATTTGAGTTAGGTTATTTCGGTAATATCTGGGTTAAACAAAACGTCCTAGAACTTGCTGGCGAAACACATGGCGGTCATGAGCATAAATTTGACCATGTAACGTTGCTTGTGTATGGTAAGGTATCAGTTGAGATTGAAGGTCATGAACCTAAAGAGTTTACCGCACCTACTTTTATTGTTATCCGCAAAGAACACCAACACAAAATTACAGCAGTTGAAGATGGTACAGTTTACTATTGTGTCTACGCTTTAAGAAATTTAGATGGTGAGGTTATTGAAGATATTTATGGTGAGCAACATGACCCAGAATCAGCCAGTGCTAGAGATGACGGGTATTGGAAAAACATTAAGAGGATTGACAAATGAGCAAAATCCTTAAAGCGTGGAACTATTTAACCGCAAGATTAAAAGAGCCTTCTACTCACGCAAGTGTTGCTGCACTTGCTACGATGGCGGGCATGAATATCGAAGCAGGTCCTATCCATGATAGTTTGACTGTGGCTAGTGTAGTGTTTGGTATGATTGGGTTGTTTGCATCAGAAGGTAAATAATATGACTAATTACTTCAAACCAGAGGAATTCGCGTGTCACTGCGGATGCGGAGAAAAAGACGTCAATCCAAAACTTGTAGAGCTACTTAACCGCATCAGAGAATCGTTTGGTAAGCCTATTACCATTATGAGCGGTAGAAGATGTGAAGCACACAACACGAAAGTGGGTGGTGCAAAGCATAGCCAGCACGTCCTAGGTAACGCAGCCGACATTAAAGTAAAAGATATTGAGCCACGCGAAGTGCAAGAATATCTCATGAAACATTTTAACTTAGATTGCCGAGGTCTTGGACGCTACAATTCTTTTACGCATATAGATGTTCGTGATGGTAAAATTGCACGTTGGAATGGATAAACAGGACTAAACTATGCCCCCAATAGGCCTTAAAAAGATTATTTTCAAATCAGGTGTAAACCGTGAAAACACGCGCCTATACACAGAGGGAGGCTGGTATGATTGCGATAAAGTTCGTTTTCGTCAAGGCTCGCCTCAAAAGATAGGCGGGTGGAATCGTATATCTAGTAGTCTATTTGATGGGGTATGTCGGTCACTCTGGGCTTGGGAGACGTTAGGGCAAGTTACGCTTATAGGAGTTGGGACTAATACAAAGTTTTATATCTCTCGTGGTGGTAGTTACTACGACATTACGCCTATTCGCACCGCAGCTAATTTAACTAGCCCATTTACAGCAACTAATGGCTCTACTGTCATTACAGTATCAGCACCATCTCACGGTGCTATTAACGGCGACTACGTTACATTTAACGGTGCAACGGCTTTAGGCGGAACTATTACAGCAGATATACTTAATGCTGAGTATCAAATTACTTATATCAATGCAAACTCTTACTCTATTTCAGTTAGCGTAGCGGCAACCAGTTCAGATACTGGGAACGGCGGAACGCCCCGTGCGGTTTATCAAATATCAGTAGGCCCAGAGTATCAAACACCGACTAGCGGTTGGGGTGCAGGGGCATGGAGTAGCGGGTCTTGGGGTACAGGACAGTCATCAAGTGATTCTCTTCGCTTGTGGTCACAGAGTAACTACGGTCAAGATTTAGTGTTTGGTCCTCGCACGGGTGCTATGTATTACTACTATGCAGATAGAGGTCTTGCAAGCACAACAGCAACTATTAGTATTGCATCACCAGCGCAAATAACGGCTACAGACCACTACACTGAAGGCTCACCGATAGTATTTGAAACTACAGGCGCACTACCTACTGGCATCACTACGGGCACTACATACTATATAAAAAATTATGTATCTGGCGTATTTAATATAACAGACTCTGTAGGTGCTCTAATCACTACAACCGGCACACAGTCTGGAACACAATCTATTTCATGCCGTGCAGTAAACTTAACTACTATTGCGGGAGCATCAGATGTACCCACTATTCAGAACT